GGCCCTGCAGCGGATTCGGCAGGCGGCGCCGTACGTCGGCTACGATCACGTCCGCCGCGGCGGCGCCTCCGGCCCGACGATCAGCATGAGCGCCCTGTTGCGCTGCTGGACCGGCTCCATGGGCGAGACGCCGGTTGGCAATTCCTCGGGGAAGAGCGCCGGCCACACCGTGGCCACGATGGACCCGGAGGCGGTGCTGCAGCTGCTCGACTTCCTCAACGTGGCGCACGCCGCCTGGGGCCGTGATCCGGAATACTACCGCCTCTGGGGCAATCTCAATCTGACGGTCTGTCTGTGGATGTGGCGTCAGCTGGTGCTCGACAACAAGCGCATCGGGAACAAGCGCACGGTCGTGCTCACGGCGCCGCAATTCAAGCAGTGCCTGATGTCGGTGTCCGCCAATCGCGATTACCTCGACTGGCTGCCGGGTCACAACATGGGCGATCGCGATCGGAGCCCTTGCTACGCCCGGCTGAAGGCGATCTTTGCCAAGCGTCTGCAGGAGGAGTCCGGCGACAACAAGAAGCCGCTCCTGCCGCAGCCGTCGTGGGCGTCGCGATGACCCCCGACCAGGAAGCCATGGGCGCCACCAGTAATCAACAGGAGGACAAGTCGTGAAGTACTACAAGGACACCGTCGATCTTCGAAACAGGCTCACGTTCGAGATCCGCGAGCGCGGACCCGGCGCCGGCAATGACGTCCTGGCGACCACCGACGACAGCGTGTTCGCCGATCGTCTCGTCTACCTTCTCAACGAGGACGAGCTGATCACGCGTTCGATGGCCGAGACCGATGTCATACTCGCGCAGGCGGACACGCTGACCGACGAAGGTCTCGAACGGGCGCTGCGCCGGATTTTTCCGCTATGAACCATCGCCAGTCCCTCGCCGAAAGACGCGCCCGGTCGGCGATCGACCGGGCGCTCGACGTCCGGTCGACGATCGCCAAGCTGCGCGTGAGGGCGCGATCGGAGACGACGAAGACGAAACGGGATCTGTGGCGCGCGATCGCGCGCAAGATCGAGAAGCGCCGGGCGCAGAGCCTGAGCGTCGGCTGGTGGATTTCAAAAGCAGAGGAGATGCTGCGATGACAGATGCCCGCAGGAAGGAGATCAGCTCGCCCGCGCGCCGCGAAGCGCTACATCGACAGGCATCGGAAGACCTCAGAGGGATCGTACTTTGGTACGAGCGCAGCTTGACGTTCGGCTCGATCGCACTCGGCGAGACGGTGTACCGGTTCAAGCCGGGCGTCTGGCGGGTGCTGCCGGATCCGACCAAGTGCCCGCGCTGATCTGGATCCTGACGATCATCGTCGGCTGCTCCTGGCTCGTGTTCTACCAGGGCGCGAGCGCATGGTGGTTCGTGCTGGCGGTCTGCCTGCTGGCTTGACCGGTCCCAGGCCGCAAGCCTAAATGAACGACGCCCGCTGATTGCTCAGCGGGCGTCGTGACCTACCACGGTCTGATCTGCATCACCGGCAAGGACTCGGCAATGAAGCTCGATGATTTTTTCTCGCATATCTTCCCCAATGTCAACCCGGCGACACAAGGTGTTGTTACCACAGCCAGCAAGGGCGACGGCTACCAGTCCAGGCGCTGGCGCCCGGGGCGGCGCATCAACTACGAGAACCTCTACTTCGCCGTCAGCACCGTCCGCGACGCCCCGCGGCAGGATGTGCTCAGCCGCAAGACGGGCGATCTGGTGGCGACATGGGTGTGCGGCCTCGACGACGTCGGCACGAAGGTCGACAAGTCCCGCATCAAGCTCAAGCCCAGTTTCAAGATCATCACCTCTCCCGGCAACGAGCAGTGGTTCTACCGCTACGATCGGCCGATCGAGCCCGGGCAGCATGCAGCCCTCATGGAGGCGATCGCCGAGGCCGGGCTGACCGACAAGGGCGCCATCCGGGCCGACCGGATCCTGCGCGTGCCCGGCTCGATCAACACCAAGTACGACACCCCCTTCACCGCCGAGCTGGTCGACGCCGACTGGGGCCTGACCTACAGCTGGACCGAGATCGCGATCGGCCTGGGCGTCACCGTAGGCGCGCCCAGGGAGGCCGGCACGCTGCCGCCGGCGCTCGGGGAGGGCGAGGTCGACCCGCTCTACGAATGGCTCGTGACGGCCGGCATGGTCTTCGGGGGGCCCAACCCGCGGGGCTGGTACGCGATCAGGTGCCCCTGGCGTCACTTGCACACCGGCGACGTCGATCACGGCACAGACTACTTCCCAGGAAAGCCCGGCGGCTTCAAATGCTTGCATGGCCACTGCACAGATAAGACGACCTCGGACCTTCGGGCCTACGCCATCACGCAGGGTGCCAGGATCGAGCAGGTACAGCCCGAGCGGATTGCCGCCCTGGCGACGATCCTGAGGCCGCTGCGTGATGCTCTGCCGCCCGGGACGGCCGGAGGCCCGCCGGCGCCGGAAAGGCCTCCTGCGGGCCTCGCAGGGCGACTGGCGGCGCACATCAGGAACCTCGAGTTGTGGCCGGCCATCCTGCCCGATGCCGACCGCACGCCGGCCGATGCCGTCAACATGCGGCAGGCCACCACGATGGCCCGGGTCGAGCACGTCATGTCGGTGGTGGGCATCCGTGTGAAGCTGAACGTGATCAGCCAGCAGATCGAAGCCCATCTCGAAGGCTTCGACGGCGCTTTGACATCAGAGGATGTTCTCGGCCTGCTGCACCACGCATGCGTTCGTTGCGGTATGCGAGAGAAGGAGGCCATCCGCGAGGCCCTCGTGCTGGCTGCCCAGAACGCCAAATACAGCCCTCTTATCAACTGGATAGAGGCCACACCCTGGGACGGCCGATCGCGCCTGCGGGAGCTGTATGACAGTGTCATCATGCAAGATCCCGCGATGAACCTGTGGCGTGACATGGCGATACGGCGCTGGCTGATCCAGGGCATCGTGGCTTGGCGCAACTGGGACACGCTCACGCCGCAGCAGGTTTCGATGTGCCTCGTGCTGCAGGGTCAGCAGGGCCGGAACAAGAGCAAGTGGTGCAAGGCCCTCCTGCCGGCCGGATGGGTGACGATCGGGGCCTCGCTGCGGCTGGATGCCGCCAATGAGCGAGACGTGGTCAAGAAGGCCACACGCACCCCGATCACCGAGCTGGGCGAACTCGATGCCACGTACAAGAAATCGGACACGGCCGCCCTCAGGAATTTCCTGAGCACCGAGGTCGACACCTATCGGCTGCCATATGGCCGCACCGAGACCGAGGCGCCGCGCTGCACGAGCTTCGTGGCGACGGTCAACCCGAAGGCCTTCCTCGTCGATCAGACGGGCGAGAGGCGCTTCCTACCCCTGGCCGTGGAACGGTGCAACGAGCGACACGGCATCGACCTGCAGCAGCTGTGGGCGGAAGTCGCCCAGATCGAGGAGCAGCACTGGCTGACCGATGAGGAGGCACGTTGGCACGCCCTGGCGTCCAAGACCCACAAGGCGATCGGCGAGCTGTCGCATGTGCTGGAGGATATCGAGGTCAGGGTGGGCGCGACGCCAAACAAGGATAGTTGGCAGCACGTCACGCCTCACGAGATCCTGTCGCGATACCTGATCCGGCCGTCACCCAAGACGTTTGGCGATCTGTCGACGGCTCTCGAGTTCGCCGGGTACGGCTTGGTGGCGGTCAAGGGGCGTCGAGGGTATCGCCTGCCAAATCTTAATGCTCCGCTGACGAGCGCCCAGCAGGCAGGCCTGAAGCTCATCATTCCGCCCCAAAAGTAGGGTGCAGAAGAGCTGGGGTGCAGCAGCTCTGCTGCACCCCAAAAACTCAATCAGAGATGCATTAAAGCCCTATAGATGCAGTAATGCACTAAAAACCCTGGGAGGGTAGTTATATATGGGGGGTATAGGGGATATAGGCTGGTGGGGGTTATATAGGAGCTTGCTGCATCTCGGACCCCTTCGCGCGGGTAAAATGCACGCCCGCTTGAAAAGACGGGGGTGCAGCAGAGCCTGCTGCATTAGTACATAAGTGGAACTACTTTTTGTTTTTTAACTTAACGCTAATCTGCTTGCGTGGATGGCGTTGCTGTGGCACAAAGTAGGCCTACCACGGAGGTTCTTCATGAACGACATGCTCAACGACCGCCTCGACGACATCTTCGGCGAGGATCTCGCCCCCGCCGCCCAACCCAAGGCCCTGCCCCAGGACGAGGCTGCGGTTCGCATCCGCGCCATGACCTTCGACGAGGTCTGCCCGAAGTGCCGCGGCACCGGCAGCTTCATCGGCTACAACGGCCGCCGCCTCGGCGAGTGCTTCACCTGCAAGGGCGCAGGCAAGCGCAGCTTCAAGACCGCTCCCGCCGTCCGCGCCGCCGCCCGTGATCGTGCTGCCGCGGCGCCGGTCAACCGCTGGGACGCCTTCAAGGCCGCCCACCCGGCCGAGGCCGCCTTCATGGACGCCAAGATCGCCGACGAGCGCTGCCCGCTCGGCTACCGCGATCTGCTGACGTCGCTGCGCACGGCTGTCGGCAAGTACGGCGACATCACCGGCAAGCAGATGGCCGTCGTGCAGTCGGGTGTCGAGCGCGAGGAGGCCTTCAAGGCTCGTCGTGCGCAGGGTGCCGCCGCCCGCACCGAGGCGGCCCCTGTGGTCGACGTCTCGAAGCTGGCGGCAGCGTTCGCCGCCCGCTCGGCCGCCGGCGCCAAGGTTGCCAAGCTTCGCTTCGTCGGCGTGACGCTCTCGCTGAAAGACGCGAGCACGATCTACGTCAAGTCGACTGACCGGAAGGTCGAGGGTAATTTCGGCCTCACCAACGAGTACCTCGGCAAGATTGTCGACGGGCGCTTCCTCGCCGCTCGCGCCTGCCAGGCGGGCGACATCGTCGCGCTGCAGGCGGCCGCTGCGGATCCTCTCGCCGCTGCCGTCGCCTACGGCCGCGCGACGTCGACCTGCAGCTGCTGCGGCCTGGGGCTCACCAACGCGCTCAGCGTCGAACTGGGCATCGGCCCGATCTGCCGCGACAAGTGGGGGTTCTGATGGCAACGAAGACCAAGGACTGTGTCGAACTTGAGCGTCTTCTGTTCGAGCTGGACATCACCAACAACGAGGCCGCCTGCGCCGCAGGCGTTACGGTGCAGACGGTGTATCGGTGGCTGCGAGACGCGGCGCCGATCCCCAAGTCGGTCCTGCGCATGNTGCAGCTGATGTTGCAGATCAAGGGCACCGAGAACATGATCAGGGTGCAATGGTGCTCCCCGCCAACCAAGGAGGCGACAGATGACTGAGCGCTGGAAAGGAGCCACATCATGAGTGCGCTAAAAGAGGGCCTTACCTTGGCGCTTATCCTGATCGCGCTGGGCTGCCTGCTGATCCTGGCGTCAGCTGCGGCCGGCGCCGGCACGCTTGTGCGCGAGAGCGGATACCAGATCCACATCCACTACACCAAGCCGGTCGACGTGGCTTGGCGCACGATCGGGCCGCCCTTTGCCACGAAGCAGCTGTGCGAGGACATACGCACGTCGATCATGCTTGAGTTCCTGCACGATCGCGTCGTCTGCAGGTATGTCGACGAATTATGGTCTAAGTGAGCATAACGACATGGACTTCACGCACAAACAGCAGCAATTCATCGACGCGTATGTCGCCGACGCTAACGCAACGAAGGCTGCGATCGCTGCCGGCTACAGCCCGAAGAGTGCTCACGCGCAGGGTCATCGACTGCTGAATGATGCTGAAGTGCGCGCAGAGATTGAGCGTAAGCGTACTGCGATCAGCAAGAAGGTGCTCGGAAAATACGAGGTGACGCGCGAACGAATCGTCGAGGAACTGGCGAAGCTCGCGCTCAGCAACATGAGCGATTTCACGAGCTTCGATGCCGGCGGCAATCCCGTGCTCGATTTCAGCGACGTCAATCGCGATCAGATGGCCGCGGTACGTGAGATCACGAGCGAGGTCTACACCGAAGGTCGAGGTGAAGACGCTCAGCAAGTGAAGCGCACGAAGTTCAGCCTGTACGACAAGCGCGCGGCGTTGATGGATCTCGCGAAGCTCGAAGGTCACGTCGTCGATCGTCAGCAGTTGAGCGGCCCAGGCGGCGGACCGATCCAGACGATGAACGCGCATGTCGTGAGCGCCGCAGATCTCTCGCCTGAGAAGCGCGCGATGCTTCGTGCGGCGCTCGAAGGTATGGAGGATGACGACGCTTCATAGTGATGCTATAGCTAACGCCGCTAGTCAGAGGAGATTTGCAATGTATCGCGACAAGCCTGTTATGTATCACGAACACGATCGTGATACGCCACTTGTGCGAAAGATGTTCGCCGCGGATCTCGGGCCGAAGATGGCTCGGAAATATCGTGGCCAGCCTGAAGAGCTGGTGGGCTTGCCGCCTCGTCGGGTCATACGCAACGCGCCGCGCCGCGTGATGACAGCGGGAGATCTTGGGTTGCATCTTTTGCGCGATCCTTACGATCCGGTGTTCTCGATTTCTGGTTTGCGTGTGCCGCGACTGGACATTAAGAAACTGCGCGCCCTCACGAGTCGCTACGCGTACATGTCCATTACACCTGAAGTTCGCGCGAAGGCGCGCGATGAGAGGCGCGCGACGAAAAGGTTCATGCGTACAACAGCCGGCATCGCGGCCAAGCAGGCCATGCGAAATGCGGTGGCCCGCATGGTTCGTGCTGGTGAGGTTACAAACAGATGACTGGGCGCTGGTACGTCGTGTGCGACGAGTACGCGATCGATCCGCATCCGGACGAGAGGATCTGGACGCTGTCGCGAGATCCGGCGAAGGCTGGTTGGGAAACCGATGGTGGTTGTCCTGGTTACGGGATGCTGAAGGCCGACGCGGAGGAACTGGCGACCGCGGCCAATCTCGACGTGGAGGGACGCTGATGCATGCCGTTCACCACACCGCCGAGATCCTGCGACAGAAGGGGCGTCCGATTGACGGCGTCACCGAGTGCGGCGTCAGGATGCGGGCGAGAGACGAGGCCTGGACGCGCAAGTTCGGCGGGCACACGATCGACAGCGCTGAGAGATGGGCGCCCGTCACATGCCCTGGCTGCCTGCAGAGGAGAGTGAGCGATGGCAATTAATATCAGTGCCCTTCGTGATGTATTCATGGCGAGCGTGGCGGCGCTTGAGAAGCGCGAACGAACGCCGGAGAGTCGTGCTGAACTGGTCGCTGAGTATCGTGCGGAAGCAAAGCGCTTGCGATCGACGACGGGCATCGGGCTGTACAATCAGGCAGGCGGCACCATGAATACGCACGTCGCGCCCCCTGCCGAACTGGCGCGTCGCGCGCGGGAGCGGGCGGATAAGTTGGAATGCCGCGCCCGTGAGCTGGCCGCGATCAAGGGGATCTACGAACCGTGGATGGCCTATGCTAGGCGATAAGCAACGCGCCGAGCTAAAGCGCAAGCTGGCCGACATGATGGAGCCGGCGCTGCTCGCGTCGCTCAATCGTTTCAGTCTTAACTATGGAGCGCTGCGCACGGAATACGTCGCGCTCCTGGCGTTCATTGACAAGGAGCTGTAGCGGCACCATAGTTGACGATTACGAGATCTGAGGAGAGATCATGCGGACCGTGTACCCTCGCGATCCTGACGACCCCCGCGTAACGCCGTACGCTTTGGCCACCAAATTAGCGGAGATCGATGCCGCGCCGGATCTTTTGAACCTGATCGCCAAGATGCGTGTGATGGTTGCGACGCGCGATGTCGTAATGGATGACGTGCTATACAAGGCGGGGGTTATGCTGCTGGCGGGCCCTGCGTCCAAATTGCCGTCGAGCTTCGTGCCGTCGGGAACGATCACCGCCCGCCGTATGTGTGCCGAAATACTGATCATGAAGAGCGCGCCCGTGATCACGTTGGGCGGTGACAATCACGAGGTGAACTGATGGACAGATGCAAGAGGAGCACGACAATGGATAACAGCACGGCGTTCAAGGAGTGGCTCGACACGCCCGAGGGCAAACGTCATGCCACCGGACAGGTCGAGAGCATGCAGGCGGTGTTTGCCGCGGGTCAACGTGCCGGCGCTGCTGCGGGTCGCCGTGCCGACGAACCGATCGACGGCGGCGCACTGGCCGAGCGTCTTGCGCAGATGGACCTATCGAAGATGTTCGATATGGAGAAGATCAGAGAAGCGCTCGGCAAGTTGCCGAAGACCTACCGTGGCTGACCAACTCATCCTGCCCGACGGCGTCGCCACCATGGTCGGCTACGATGATTGCATCATCGGCATCTGCGAACGGTTCGGCCAGGAGCCCATCGTCGCGTACGATCGCGCCAAGGTGATCGCCAAGCTGATGGAGGACGGCATGACCGAAGAGGATGCCGAGGAGTTTTTCTCGTTCAACCAGATCGGCGCGTGGTGGGGCGAGACGACACCTTGCTTCATTACGCTCGGCTTAGTTTCACAGGAGAAGTCATGAACGAAGAGACCAGAGACGCCATCAAGCGCGTCCAGACGCACGCCCAGGGCCTGATCACGGGCAACGCGCCGCATCAGGTGCCGCACGGCCAGGATCTGCTGGCGGTCTGCGAGGTGGCGCTTGATAACAGCCTCGACGAGATGGTCGCCAACAAGACGGGCAAGCCCGGCAAGGCGCGGGCTGTTGACGCCAAGGCCAAACAGGTGTCATAGCCGCATCAGCAAGGAGGCACCATGATCGGATCCCAACTGGCGTTCTCGCCCACGATCTCTCGCGGGCAGTACATCCGCGACCTGTTCAACCCCGAGCGCACGCGCTTCCTGCTGGCGCGGCGATCGAGACCATCGGCCGAGGCCGACGCCAACGCGATCCTTGACGCGCTCGTCGCCTGGGACGAGACGCAGAAGGACGCCAACACGCACCAGCTCTCGGTGCGCTACAACGAACTGCTGGACGGTGCCAGATGATAGGTTCTGGGGAGGGCGCGAATAGCGGCACAGTAAACGGTGAGGCATTCAGACCGAACGTCTGCCGCCAGACGCTGGAGACCGCGATCGAACTGACGAGCGGCGATCGTGCCAAGCAGCATGGCGACAAGCGCACGAACCACCAGAACATCGCCGACCTGTGGAACGCCTACCTGGGCTTTCCCGTCCAGCTGACGGCGCAGGACGTGGCGCTCATGATGGTGCTGCTCAAGGTCGCCCGCACCAAGAGCGGATCGAAGAACCCGGACAATTTCGTCGACATGGCGGGCTATGCCGGCGTTGCAGCGGAGATCGCAGATGGTGAATAGCTACGAACGCATACCGCCGACAGCGGCTGAGCACGCGAAAGCCTACCGCCAGGGCGAGTTCCTGCGGCGCAATCATCACCTGATCAGTCCGTGGATGTACACGCCCGAGCAGAGCGCCGCGCGCAATCAGGCGCTCTTCCTGATGCACTGGGACATGGCCGTGATCGCACAGAGGCCCTCTAGCGGCTGAAAGTACTTTCAGGTACTTTCGAAGACATGCCCCTGATTGAGTGGAACGGACGACTGATTGATCGCGACGCGCAGCTGCGCGAGCTTGATCGTGCCGATGCCGAGGAGAGCCTGGGCTTCTTCTTCAAGAAGGCCTGGAAGTACATCGACCCGGCGACGCTGGTGGATGGTTGGATCCTCGACGCCCTGGCCGAGCATCTCGAAGCCGTTGTCGATGGCGAGATCAAGCGTTTGCTGATAAACATGCCGCCTCGCTGCCTGAAGAGCAGCCTATGCAGCGTCGCCTTCCCCGCATGGGTCTGGGCGCAGGAGCACGAGAGCCCGACGAGCGGGCCGGGCGTGCCGATCGTGAGCGGATCCTACGCCTTCAAGCTCAGCGTTCGAGATAGCGTGAAGTGCCGGCGCCTGATCGCCAGCCCCTGGTACCAGAGCCTGTGGGGCCATCGCTACAGCCTGCTCAGTGACAGCAACCAGAAGGTTCGCTTCGGCAACACCAGGGGCGGCGAGCGCATCGTGACCGCGGTCGACGGCGGCATCACGGGGGAAGGCGGCAACATCATCATCATCGACGACCCGAACAACGCCAAGGAAGTCCTGAGCGAGGCCACGATCGAGGCCACGAACGAGGACTGGTGGGACGGCACGATGAGCACGCGTCTCAACGATCCCAAGACGGGCGCCTTTATCGTCGTGCAGCAGCGCCTGGGCGAGGCCGACCTCACCGGCCACATTCTGAGCAAGCCTGACGGCGCCGAGTGGACGCATCTGATGCTGCCGATGGAGTACGAGCCGCAGCGATCGTTCACGACCAGCATCGGCTGGGAAGATCCGCGCGAAGAGCCCGGCCAGCTGCTATGGCCCGAGCGCTTCGGGGTCAAGGAGATCGCGACCCTGAAGTCGGCGCTGGGCTCGTGGCGCGCGGCAGGCCAGCTGCAGCAGAGGCCCGAGCCTGCCGGCGGCGGCATCATCAAGCGCGAGCACTGGCAGCTGTGGCCGCCCGAGGGCGAGCCGACCGACAACTTCGGTCGCATCATCAAGCCCGCGGCGTATCCTCCGATGGACTTCATCCTAGCGTCGCTCGACACCGCCTTCACCGAGAAGACGATGAACGACGAGAGCGCGCTCACGATCTGGGGCGTGTTCAGCGGCGACACCGTGGCGCGCGACCTGAAGACGTCCGGCACGACGACCTTGCGCGTGACCGGCGAATCGAGCGCGCGTGTGATGCTGATGCATTGCTGGCACGGGCGCCTGGAGATCCACGAGCTGGTCAAGAAGGTGAACTCTCTTTGCCGCCGCGGTGCCGGAGGCTACAACGTCGACAAGCTCATCATCGAGAACAAGGCGAGCGGGCACAGCGTGGCCCAGGAACTGCGGCGCCTGTTCTCGATCGAGGGCTATGCCATCCAGCTGAACGATCCGGGCAACGTCGACAAGCTGGCGCGCCTCTACTCGGTGCAGAATATCTTCGAGGAGGGTCAAGTCTTCGCCCCTGAGAGACAGTGGGCAGAGGACGTGATGGCCCAGTGCGGCACCTTCCCGAACGCAAAGCACGATGATATCGTCGACACCGTGAGCCAAGCCCTTCGACACCTTCGCGACATCGGCCTGATCGTCCGGCCCGAGGAGCGCCTGCGCGAACTCGACGACAACATGAAGTTCATCGGGCGCGACCCCCGGCCTCTGTACCCGTCGTGAGACCGCGTCTCCAGGCGATCGTGGACTACATCGGGCCCGTGATCGGCCATCCGCTGCTGGCGTGGTGGAAAGTCACGGTAACAGAGGCTTTTCCGGGCACCGGGAGGGGTCTCTATACGATCAAGGCGTCTTCGGATAACATGGCGGCTCAGGAAGGTCTGCGCCGGCTCACCGTCGAGCTGGAGAGGCCCGCACCAACGGTACACTGACCATGTCCCTTGCCACGGGCGCCAATATCCGCCTCCAGGGCGTCAACGATGACGACAAGGCCGTCCAGATAACGGAAGGCCTTGGCGCCGGCGCGCCCGACGAGGGGCCCGAGGCCGACGAGAACGGCGACATCCCGACCTACGACGACAAGAACAACATCATCAAGATCGACCATGCCGACGGATCGGTCACGGTCAGCATCAATGGCAAGCCGATCCAGACCGCCGGCGGACCGGACATCCCGAAGGGCTGGTACGAGAACATCGCCGACAGTCTGGACGATGCCGTCCTGGGCGCCCTGTCCGACGACCTGATGAGGGGGATCGATGACGACATCCGAAGCCGGGCCGAGTGGCTCGAACAGCAGGCCGAAGGCATCAAGCTCCTCGGTCTCAAGCTCGAAAGTGTCCCCGCTGCTTCCGGTGACGCGAACACTGCTGGCGGCGTCGAGGGGACAAGCAAGGTCCGACACCCCCTTCTTCTCGAAGCATGTCTACGATTTCAGGCCAACGCCCGAAGTGAACTACTGCCTACGGATGGGCCCGTCAAAATTAGAGACGACAACAACAACGGCAACGCCAGCGACGATCAGATCGCCGAATGCCTCGAGACGGATTTCAACCACTACCTGACGAAGACGGCGCGGGAATACTATCCCGACACCGACCGCATGCTGCTCATGCTGGGCTTCGGCGGCATGACCTTCAAGAAGGTCTATTTCTGTCCGCTTCGGAATCGGCCGGTCAGCGAGACGGTCAAGGCATCCGACCTGATCGTGAACGACAGCGCGACGGATCTCGACAACGCCAAGCGCGTCACGCACCGCATCGACATGACGCCGTCCCTGCTGAAGCGCATGCAGCTGCTCGGCATCTATCGTGACATCGACCTGGGCACGCCGATGCCGCCGACGACGAATGCGCTCACCCAGGCCGAGCAGGACCAGCAGGGCAAGACCTCCCCGGGCGGGCGCCCGGAAGATCGCGATCACGAGATCTACGAGTGCTACTGCGAGGCCGACATCCAGGGCTTCGAGTTCAAGTGGAAGGGCAAGGCATCCGGCCTCGAAGTGCCCTGGCGCGTCACGATCGACGTGTCGTCGAAGAAGATTCTGTCGATCGTGCGCAACTATCCGAAGAGCGCCGGCCTGCCGGAGAAGCGTCGCACGTTCGTGAAGTACACCTTCGTGCCGGGCTTCGGTTTCCACGACATCGGCCTGCTGCACATCCTGGGCAACACCACCAACGCCATCACCGCGGCATGGCGCGAGCTGCTCGACCTCGGCATGTTCGCCAACTTCCCGGGCTTCGTCTACTCGAAGCAGGCCGGGCGCCAGAACACGACCATGTTCAGGATCCCGCCGGGCGGCGGCCAGGGCTTCGACACGCAGGGCATGCCGATCACACAGGCGATCATGCCGCTGCCGTACGGCATGCAGCATGCGCCGGCCATGATGACCCTGGTCGACAACATGGCGCAGACCGGACAGCGCCTGGGCGGCACGAGCGAGGCCATGGTCGGCGAGGGCAGCACGCAGGCGCCTGTCGGCACGACGCTGGCCATGATCGAGCAGGCCCAGCAGTTGGTGAACTCGGTCCACAAGCGCCTGCACACGGCCCAGTCCGAGGAGTTCGAGCTGCTGGCGCAGTGCTTCCGCGAGAACCCGGACAGCTTCTGGCAGTGCAACAAGAAGCCGGCGAAGCAATGGGATCAGGAGACGTTCCTGAAGGCTCTCGAGGACTGCAACCTCGTGCCCCAGGCCGATCCGAACACCGCCAGTCACACCCAGCGCATCGTCAAGGTCGGCATCCTGAAGCTGATGCAGCAGGCCAGCCCGACGCTGTACGACCCGATCGCCGTCGAACGGCTGGCCCTGCAGACGCTGGGCTTCAACAACCCCGAACAGCTGATGGCGCCGCCGTCGGCCATGAACAAGCCGCCTCCCGAGATGCAGGAGAAGCTCGCAAAGGCACAGGTCGAGAAGCAGAAGGCCGACGCCACGACGCTCACGGCGCAGACCAACGCGAAGGCGCTGGAGCAGAAGAGCGGTCTCGCTGCTGGAGAGTTCCAGCTCAAGAAGGAGACCACCGAGCAGGAGCAGGGCCTCGCATCGGCCAAGTTCGGCATGGACGCGCAGCTGGCCGCGGGCGAGCTGAAGACCAAGACGCAGGACCAGCTCATGAAGGAACGCGTGCAGTTGATCGACCTTGCCCAGAACATCGCCGTTCACCCTGAGAGCGCCGCGCTGATCGAACCTCTCGTGCGTCCCGCCTTCGAGGACGTGAAGCGTAAGCAGGAAAAGATCGATGGACAGGAGTAAGGCGGCGCGCGCTGCGCTGATGACGGCACGTCCGAAGCGTGCCGACGGCGGCGCTGCCGAGGCGCAGCGGCCCCCGGACGCCTACTTCGGCGACCTCGCAGTGGGTACATATCCGCCGCTAAACTTCGAGAACCTTATCAAGTCAGGCGCGGCGCGCATCACACAGCCGGGCGACGGTCGGGGCGGGCATACCGCGAGCGACGATCCCGAGCAGTGGTCGCTGGTGAGCCACGCCAACGATACCTCGCCCGACAGCGTGACCCGATCGTGGCCCGATAAGTCAGCCAGCTACGAGAATGCGGCTAGGGTATTGAACGAGCCGGGCGCGCTGTATGACGGGAAATACCGGCAGCTGGTGTGGTCCGCGCAGCAGCGCGGCATGCCTGCGAGGGACATCTACCTGCCGTCTGCCTACCAGCAAACCGACACCGCCTACGCCGACGGTGGTGCGGTCGACGCCCAGCAGCCCGACCTGAACCAGCAGGGTCTCTACAGCCACGCTGCGCGGATCGCGCAGACGGCCCTGCAGAAGCAGGCACCGCCCGCCCAGGTCAAGGCGACGCTTCTCAACAAGGGCGTGAAGCCTGACGAGATGAAGTGGAGTGGCTTCGACGAGAAGCTCGGCAACAAGCCGATGGTGTCTCGCGACGAGGTCGCGCAGCACTTCAAGAGCAACCTGCCGAACGTGCAGGAGACGACGCTCGGCAATGAGGCCCCTCGCGGTCGAGAAAACGAAGATGGCTGGTCGACAACCAAGTTCAATGAGTACACGCTGCCCGGCGGCCAAAACTACCGCGAGCTGTTGCTACATCTGCCGCGAAAAGAGCCAAGTCACGCGGAGGCGGAAGCCAGCGCGCGCGAACGCTTCTCTGCCGCCGGTCCGTGGGAAGCGTTGCGGCCCGAACACCAAGCGCAGTACACGGAACGCGCGCGTCGTGCGATGACAGTGCAAAACGATCAGTACAAATCCCCCCACTGGAACGAGCCCAACGTGCTCGCGCACCTGCGCATGAGCGATCGCAAGGGCCCGAACGGCGAGAAGATCCTGCACCTCGAAGAGATGCAGAGCGACTGGGGTCAGGCTGGACGCGAACACGGGTATAAACTAACGCCTCAAGAAAGCGCAGAGAGCGAGGCACTCAAGCAGAAGGCTTTGGATCTCGGCGGCATTGTAAAACTCTCGCAGGCAGACCGCGCGCGCTGGGAGGAACTGGGGAAGAAATTTGAGAATGTCGACGCGGTTCCGCACGCGCCTTACGTCGACAGCACCGCCAAGTGGACCGACCTCGGTCTGAAGCGGGCGCTCTACGAGGCGGCCAAGGGCGGCTACGACAAGCTCGTGATCACGCCGGGCGAGGAGCAGGCGAAGCGCTACGACCTGTCCAAGCACATCGAGGAACTGAGCGCGCATAGCTACCCGTCCGATCCAGAGAATTTTACTATAGGTTTCAAACCTCACGGCTCGAATGATTGGCAGAATGCCAGTGAAGACACACTTCACCGCACCAAGCTTGCCGAGCATGTCGGAAAGGATTTAGCCGAACGTATTTTGAAAGATCGCGCGGCACACGACCCCGCTCGCGGCGCGTTCAATAAATCCTATAGAGGCCTCGACCTCAAGGTCGGCGGCGAGGGCATGAAGGGCTACTACGACAAGATCCTGCCGACGGCGCTGCAGAAGCTGGCGAAGAAGCACGACCCCGAGGCCGAGGTGAAGCTGCACGAGCACCCGGTCAAAGTCGAACCCGACATGGCCAAGATAAACGACGAAGATGTTCGACAGCACCACGAGCTGTCGCAACGCGTGTGGAGTAGCCTGTCCAATAGAGAACGTCTTGACTACATGAACGAGTACGCCCGCGATAACGAACATGCAGCCAAGCTCCACTCCCTCGACATCACGCCCAAGATGCGCGCCAGCATCCTGAAGGGCCAGCCGGCTTTTGCCAGAGGAGGTTCCGTGCGTTCCAGTTTTGCAGACGGCGGTGCGCCGCCCTCCATGGGTCACAACGGCGGCCCACCGATGGACCCCACCGTGAGCCGAGCGCTCGACCTGACATCTCTCGCCCAGCCGCGCAGTCCGATCGCGCAGGCTCAGGCGACGCTGCGCAACATCACGACGCAGCCGACCGAGGTCGGCAAGACCAGCGTGAAGTCCCTGTCGGATGCGTTCGACAAGGGCATCTCCGAACACATGTCGTTGAAGCCCGCCGATCGCATCGCCAACAGCAAGCGCGCCGCGGACTCGCTTGGTTCACACATTGGCCGCCTGCAGAACGGCCGGCCGGTGCCGCTGCTCACCAAGAACGCCAAGCTGCTGAAATCGGAGACCGGCTACGGTGATGAGGCCCCGGTGCAGCTGCCCGATGGGCGTGGTGTGGAGACCACGGGGCTCGCCCTGGCGCCGGCGTACCAAGAGGGCAAGTTCACGACCTGTCCCAACTCGGCCTCGTGCAAGGCCGAGTGCCTCGGCAAGACCTCGGGCAACTACTTCAAGGTCGGCGGCGGCAAGGATCTTTCGGCCTTCAAGGGTCCGCGCCTCAACAGCCTCAAGAAAACGATTGGCATGTTGCGCGATCCCGAGAACTTCGCCGTGCGCCTCAACGACGAGATCGAGTCGGCCAAGCGCGAGGCCGCGATGAACGGCAACCACCTCGGTATCCGGCTCAACGTGCTGTCGGATCTTAGCCCGCGCATCCACAAAGCGATCATCGAGAACCATCCCGACGTGACGTTCTACGACTACACCAAGAACAACACGAACCCGATCGCGCCGAACCACCACTACACCTATTCGTCGACCGGCGTGTCGCAGGATGGCGTCGACAACCCGCACAGCAACTGGAAGCAGATGCGCAAGCGGCTCGACACCGGCTCGAACGTCGCCATGGCGTTCAGCGATCGCAACCACCTGCCCGAGATGGTTCACGACGAGGAGACCGGCAAGCACTACAAGGTCGTGAACGGTGACAAGCACGACTTCCGCCCGCTCGACATCCAGCCGCAAGGCGCCGACGGCGTGATCGTCGGCCTCAAGAACAAGAAGGCCACCGGCACGACCGAGAACGCGCACATCGACTCGAAGGGTTTCTTCGTGAAGTATGACCCGCAGCTGCAGAAGAACGCCAAGGGCACCTACGAACGTGGCGAGAGCGTCGGTCTGCGCAAGGACGGCAAGCCGATGCTGGGCGACACCATCCCGACCAACACCACCGTCACGATCAAGCGGCAGAACAACGCGCCGCCGATCAAGACGAACGACACAGGGAGTCGGTCATGACCCGCCCCAAGCTCGACATCGACGACTTCTACGCCCAATTCCACAACCACGAGCACTATCAGCACTACGAACCGGGCGAGCACCGCCCGGAATGGTGGGAACTGGGCCGTCCGACCCGCGCCACAGGTGGCCCGGTCTTCCGCGCGTCTGCCAAAGATGGTAAAACTACCCATCCAGCCAATGGGAAGTCGATCGTCGACCGCGCCCTGCAGCTCGTTGCATCCAAGGGAGCAACCCGATGAGTGAAGCCTCCAAGTCTGCCCGCGCGGCCATGCGCGCCAAGGCGAAGCGCCTGTCCAGCAGCTCGGGGGCCGGCAAAGTCGACGCCTCCAGCTGGTCGCCGCCGGCGCCGCCGCTCAATTCGACCAAGAAGACCGGCATGCGGCCGGTCTCGCCCCGCACCTACAAGTACGGCGGCAAGATCCAGGGCGATCGGGGGCCGAAACGGGCCGACAAGGCCCCTCGCAAGGGTGAGGGTGGCGGCATTGGTCCGCTCGACGTGATGATGCCCCTGGTATCGCTCGGCAAGCGTGCGGTGGACGGCGGCAAGGGCCTGAAGACGGGCGGTCGAGCCAACGTCGCCGACGAGATGTCGACGCGGGACACCAAGCAGGCCAACCGCGACAAGTTCGGCAGCCCCCACATCGGCGGCATGAAGAAGGGCGGCAAGATCCGCAAGGCTGACGGCGGCAGGGCGGACCCCAATGCGCCGATGACGCCCCATCAGCTGGCCAACTTCAAGATTATGGAGGGGCAGGCCGGCAAGGAGCCGATGACGAAGGACGTGTCCACCACGCCGCTCGGCCCGTCCGGCCGCCGTGTCGCGCAGCCGTATCGCAAGGGCGGCAAGGCCCACAGCGACGCTGCCGAAGACAAGGCCATGATCAAGAAGATGGTCAAGCCGACGGCCATGAAGCGCGATGCCAAGTGCGCAGGTGGCCGGATGGCCAACGGTGGCGGCATCCCGGGCGACGCCCCGACGCAGGGCTACGAGAAGGACAAGAGCGCCACCGACGCCAGCCGCGGCAAGACCGGCAAGAAGTCCGGCGGTTCGGTCGCTGGCGGCGAGCGTCCGACGGGTGATCGGATCCCGCGCCAAAGCGGCGGCCGCACCAAGGGCAAAACCAACATCAACATCATCGTGAACCCGAACAAGGCCGGCGACGACCAGCAGATGCAGCCGGGTCCGGTCCGTCCGCCCATGATGCCGCCACCGCCTCCCCCGCCGCCGCCCCAGATGCCGCCGCCCGGAGGCCCGCCTCCTGGCGCACCGCCGCCCAACATGATGCCGCCGTCGATGATGGCGGGCGCTGGCGGACCGCCGCCGCCGATGCGTGCCCGAGGCGGTCGCCTGGGCATGAACAGGATCGGCGG